CAACAAAAGGGTATTGCATTTGAAGGATTATTAGCACAATTTAAAACACGTGAAATTTTTAGTAAAATTAAAATTGAGTCTGAAAGAGCATCGAGAAAGCTTGCAGAGATATATGGGGAACCGCTATGGTGTGTGGGCACTGGTTTCCGCAACACTCATCTTCGGTCTGTGGCCCCTACAGTCTCTAATAGCAAGCTTAGCGGTAATACGTCTCCTGGAATTGAGCCTTGGGCTGCCAACGTATTTACAGAGCAATCAGCTAAAGGAACATTTATACGTAAAAATAATGAGCTTAAAAAAGTATTTAAAAAGATTGGTATTGATACCAAAGAAACTTGGGATAAAATTTTGGAAGATGGTGGATCCGTTCAAGGAATTAAAGAACTCGATGGATGGTTTTACGACCACCTCGGACGACTAACTCAAGAAGATGGCGAGCCAGTAAAGAATGTGTTTAAAACATTCAAAGAAATAAATCAATTAGAATTGATTGGCCAAGCGGGTATCCGACAAGATTATATAGATCAGTCGGTATCACTTAACTTAGCTTTCCCTTCACAAGCAGAACCTAGATGGATAAATCAGGTACACTTTGAAGCTTGGAAAAGAGGTGTTAAAACATTATATTATATGCGAACAGAATCCGTATTGCGTGGCGATATTGCTGCACAAGCAATGGATCCTAATTGTATATCTTGTGATGGGTAAAAAAAAATAAGGGGTAGCCGTAAGTGGTTACCCCTTTTTTTTATTTAATATCCTCGCTTTCTGCGGTACTCTTTTTGCATGTATGTTGCAGGTGATTCGTCTACTTGACTTAATCCAGAATTCCCCTTATCGTAATCCATATTAAGATTTGAATTTATAAAGCTATTAGGATTATTGTCTAAAGATTTAAATATATCATTATATGCATCTTTATTTTTTTGAATTTCTGCTTGTTTATCATTAATTTCAGCTTGCACACCAGCAACAGTTGTACTAGTACTTGGCTTACCAGGCCCTTCTCCAGAAGCTCTTGAAGGCGATGCCTGTTCCCCTCTCGCTAATTGACTTGCAAAATTTCTAAGGTATTCTTTTCTTGCTAATTTTCTTTTATCAATTAACTCACCTTCTCTTGTTCTTGCAGCAGCCATGTTTTCGGTTGTGCTAACGTCTCCAGCATCGTACTTTCTATTTACTCTTCGAGTAATTTTATTTTTTCTTCTTTCTGTTTTATTTTTTTGATTTTTTGATTTAAGCTTAGGCTCAGGGGCAATAGAGTTTGATTCTTTTAAACCTAAAGCATCATTCATTGCTAGCCGCGCTTTTTTTAATTCTAAACTTTCTTCCATAATTAATTAATTTGTTTTTCAGCTTTATTTGCAGCTTTTTCCCAAGGCAAAGCTGGATGACCTTCAATGTATAATTTACCTTTATAATTTATTTTTTTATTAGGTGTTCTTTTATATTTTTCATTGTTCCAGTAAATAAATTTTTTATCATAATCTAATTTACCGGATCGCATGTCTTCCTGATGCTTTTGCTCATGAGCCATTACTTGTTTTCTTTTAGCGGGAGATAAGCCTTTTTTTATTTCAATAGAACCGTCACGATTAGCTCTTCCTAAAACTCCTTTAGGTAAAGCTTTAGGAATACCTGATCCAATACCTGTTAAAGATTTCTTTTTTCTTTTACTTCCGCCAATAGGTTTATATCGTTTTAATTTTTTAGGTTTTGAAATTTTAATTACTTTTTTCTTATCAACTTTTTTTGGATATTGCACCCCTACATTATAAGGTGACCAACCTAAAGCTAAAAATATAGATTGCCATGTTTCAGTGCTGTCCATTGAAGCTGCTTTTAAGTTTTCTATTTTTTTAAAAACACGATCAACAGGCAAATTTGTTAATCCAGAAACGTAATTAGCATAAGCAAAAGCTTGATAAAACGGGTCATTCTTATATTGCCTCCATGTTTCAAACTTTTGAGCTTCTACAATATCACCTATTTTTTTGCTAATAGGAGGAGAAATTGAAAGTCCTTTTTGTATAAGCTTTAAAGAACCATCATATACTCTTTCCCCGGCTTGTCTTTTTTGATATTGATCGTAGTATTCCATACTTAAATTTTTAAGCGAAGAAACTACGGCTCCAGCATATCCCATGCCTCTTAATATTCCGTCTAATACACCGTTTACTGCATAAGTTAATTTTTTGTTTCTTTTTTCTTCATCTTTATCATCATCATCACCCATGAATAAAGAAAACAAACCTTGCTGCAACGCTGTAAATATTAAATTTTGAGCAACACCATAATAAAGTATTTTTGAAGCATTTGTTCTCCAATCACCTCTTCTATTTATTAAATCAGAAGTTGCTTTTCTAGTTTCACGAGCATACTGTAAAGGTGTATTAGCAAAAGCTAATATAAGCCTACCTATGTCAGAAGCTTGTTGCCTAGAAACTTTATCAACTCTTGAAGATTGCTGAGATGTTTCTGTAACTTCTTGAAATTCTAGCATAGCTTGAGCGTCCGCCTCAGATTCAGAAAGACCTTCTTCAATTAATTGGTTGTATCTATTTCTATACCAAGAAGCTCCTCCAAAAGCAATAGCATTACTATCGCCCCATTGAGTTGGCTTAAATCCTAATTCTAAAACTTTTTTATTTATTCTTTGAAATAAATTTCCAGGTGTTGAATCCGCTATATCAGATAAATTAACTTCAATTGCCATGCCCCCTCTTCTTTCTTTTAAAAAATCAGAGTTTAATATCTTAATGTAATCTTTCATAAACTGAGGAACATTTGCCATAGCTAACCCCATTTTAATAGGATTATTAAAATTCCAGTTTAAATAATTAACAATAGACATTTGCTGCAATAAAGCAGAACGCATGTTAATAGACATTACCGCACCAACAGATTGATTAATCCAATTCATCGCTGCGTTAAATTCTTTATCTTTACCTTTTTTACGGTTCTGTCCAGTTTCCATTCTTTCAAGAACATTTTTAAGAGCATCCGTAAAATCATTTCCATAAACCTGTTTTATCAGCTTCATGTTTTGTTCAGAAAATATTTGATTTTTATTATTTATAAATTCTTGTAAAAAATCTTTTCTTTGAGCTCTATTAGAAACCATTGCCATATCAGATTCGATATTACCACCAAGCCATTGTTCTGAAATAGGTGGATAACCCGCGTCTAATTTTGTTATTTTAGAAAGTTCTTCAGCATATGCTTTTAATTCAGAGTTTCCTTCAACTAAACTTATTAAATCTTGAGCATCTGCTTTGTTTATTCCTAAGTCTTCACCCGCTTTATCGTATAAATAAGCCCTAACAGCTTGTTCATTAGTATATAAATTACTTAATACTTTTTTGTTAAGCAATTTTCTAAACTTAGAAGATATTCCTAGTGTTTTTGTATTATTAAATCTTTTATTTAATTCTTTAAAATCACTAGCTAATGTAACTTTAGCCGAGGTAAACGCAGCAATGCCTTTAGAAAAAGGAATTAATAAATTTTCTTGAAACCATTGCATTTGTTCCTCTCCTAATTTACCTTTAGCTTGAAAATATTGCAATAAACCAGCAAAATCATCTGCCCCGGGTGGAACGTATATATTAATTTTACTTAAAAAACTAGATAATTTAGATCTTTTTTTATTTCTAATTATAGAATCCATTTCATCTTCAAGGCTTTTTTGATCAGTGTCTTTAGCTTGTTGCACTCTTTTTGTAACACCTAAGTTATCAAGCATAGAAGCCACAGCCTTAACATTTCCGGGAGCATCATCTGCAAAAAATACATCATTATATCCTTCAGATACTTTTTCAGCAATCCAAAATGCTTTAGCACTAGGGTTGCCATCTGCTAAACCAGTAATATTTTGTATAGGAATGCTTATGCCTAGTGTTGATCTTAAAAACTCTTGTATAGCTGTTGCTGCTTCAGCAGGTCTAGCTGTTAAAACAAAAACGTCTCTATCACCTTTAGCCTCAGTAAATCGTTTTGCAAGTGTAGCTAGAGGTCCCTTACTACCGTTTTTTACTTGGTTAAATTCAGAATAATCAAAAGTTGCTCCGGCTTCCTGTAACTCACCATATTGCTGCGCAAACTGTGTAGCATCTAAACTTCCTGAAGAGCCGTCTGGAAGCGTGTATAGCACGTTAGATTTAGTCTTAGCTAAGGTGTCGTCAAAATCAAAAACTCTAGCTTTTTTAGTTGGCGCTTTTTTATTTGCCGCTAGCACTTTTGCTTTTCTTAGTGTATTTATTTTATCAACAATTTCTTCGGTTGTTAATCCCTCTGTTTCTATACCTAAGCCTTTTAATAAAGCTTCGTCGGTTTTTCTTGATTGTTCTTGTACTTGAGCAACGCCTTTTTCAGAAAGTATTGCTAATTTAACTTGCGCAGGATTTTTTTCACTACGTACTTCTCTAGTATATTTAGTTACAAATTCAGACCATTCTTTAGCGGACATGTAGTCTTTAACTTTTTTATAGCCATCAGCTATTGCATCAGCTAAAGCTTTACCGCCTTGGTAAGCTAATTTAGTAGCTCTTAATCCGCCTATAATTATATTAATTGGCACAGCTCCTATATTAGTTTGTAACGTACCTTCAGTACCAGTTAACTCTGTTAACTTAGCTATAGCTCTATCTATTAAGTTTTCTACTTGATTAGAATTATTTTCTATAAAAGCATCATTTGAAACAGCTACCGCGTCTGGAGTGCTAACGCTTTTAACGTTATTTTCCTCAGCCATAGTTTTTCCTGTTTCAGGATTAATTAAACTATTTAAATCTATTCCAGCCTTTGCTAACCTGATTGATGGATTATCTATAATACTAAAGCCTTCAGGTAAAACAGAGTCTAGTTTAGCTATATCAATTAGCTCATCGTCTTTTTTTGAAAGCTGAGTTTGATAATAATTTTTCTTAATATAAGGCATTATTTCTGCAACCTTATTGTTTGAAATAGCCCAAATTAGCGTACCTCCTATTACCGATGCTGGCGGATTATGCTCCTCTCTAAACATTTCTCCAGATCTTTGCTTAGAGCTAACGCCATATTGCATTATTTTGGATTTATATTTAAATGGAGCTGCTATTTTTATTATACCGGTAGTAGCTTGATATCCTGATGATATAAATAAAGAAGCTAACTCTATAGGCATTGCATTTGTAGAAACTGCATCTGCTAATTTATTAGCTACAAATTCTAAAGCTTTTAAATTATTCTCACTTTGCTTTTTACCTTCTTTAGTAAAAGCATTTTTTACATTTACTCTTTTAGGCTTTTGAATATTATAATTATTATCAAAAGTTTTAGCTAAATTTAAAGCTTCTATATAAGCAGGATCTTTAGTTCCATAATATAAACCACCTCTTGCGGGTAGATTAACATAAACACCATTTACTTTCCTTCTAGCAAAATTTCCAAATTTAGAGCCTTCAAACATCCAGCTTGGTATTTGAGCACTTTCTATAGCGCTAAGCATTTGTTTTTGCTTTTCAATTCTATTAGAATCGTTAACAGTAGCTCTACCTATACCTAAAATATTTGTTACTTCATTTATTGATTTTGCAAAAGATATTTTTTTTAACTGATCAATTAATTTTTTAGTAAAGCCCTTTGGTATATCTTCTATTTTATCTGCTGCTTGCTCAAAAACGTTTTTAGTTTGTTCTTCTTGTTGTTGCTCAGCAAACCTTTTTCTAAATTCAATATCATTTTCTAGTAAGTTTATAGCCTCGCGAGCGCCCATTGAAGTAACTAAAGCTTCAATAAGATTCATTTGTCTATCAGATCTAGCAGCTGGTTTTAAAGATTCATCTGTATAATAATTTAAAAATTTAGATAAAATATCATTACTAAATTTTACTTTTTGTAAATTACCATCACCATCTTTTTTCAGTAATCCGGCTTGTTCAAAAGGATTTGCACCTCCTTTAGCTCTCGCCATACGCATAGACTCAATAGAAAGAGCATTGTAAAAAGCTTCTGGGGCGTCTTCTATTGCTTTTGTTAAACCAGGATTTGTTTTTGTATTTTTAAGACCTTTTGAATCTTTAATTAATTTATACAAATCATCTTTAAAAGACTTAGCTATATCTGATTTAAATTTAATATCATCTATTTTTTTACTTGCTGTAGCTAATGCTTTTTTAGCAGCATTTTTTATAGTATTTAATAAATTTTCATCAATTTTTAAAGCTTCAGCTGTTTCTATATTCTTAATTTCAGGTGCAATTTCTGAATCTTCTTCAGCAATCATGCCTTGAACAGTAGAACTTTCTAAATCATTAGAAAATCTTTGATTAGATATTCCTTGTAAAGCTCTTTTTCTTATAGCTCTTTTTGGTAAAAATGTTTGCAAATAAGCACCCAAAGGCGTAGATCCATCATAAGACCTTAAAAGATCTAAAAATTCTGTTTTAACATTTTGTTCATAATCAGCTTTAGTAGCATCTGCAACTAGTAATCCTTTTGGTATTGCGTTATATACAGAATTAGAAATTTTTTTAATAAAAGCTTCTTGTGTTTTTTCTAAAGCTTTATAAGCTTTATTTGATATAACATTTTTACCATCAGCATCTTTGGTTATAGTGCCATCAGCTACGCCGTCATCAAAAGCTTTTTGTAGTTCAACAGATAATTTTACACTACTAGAAGAAACAGATTCAAGTTTTTCATTTACATCTTCTATTATTGTATCATTTTGTTGTTTTTTATTTTTATATAACTGAGTGTTATTAGCTCTTTCGTTGCTTAATTCTGTTTCACTTATTAAACCAGCATTAAACTTAGTTTGAAGTTCTTTATTTTTTCTTTTATATTCATCAAGAGCTATTCTATTGCTTGTTTTAGCCTCAGATTGAGATCTAGTTGCATCTAAAAACGTATCGTATGTTGTTTTAAAAGAAAGATCGTCTTCTCTTATATTTTCTTTTTTTACAGCGTTTTCTACAATAGTGTTTATTAAACCGTTATCTTTTTCTATAGAAGCATTAAGTCCAGCTACAGCTGTTTCATATTGTGTATTATCTATTATATCAAGATCTTTTTGAGCTTTTAAATCTTCTATTTTTTCTTGATTTTCTTGTATTCTAGCAGAAGCTTTAGCAACTGAATTTACTTCTTTATTATCTAATTTTTTTACTATATTATTACCATTAGACACAGCTTGTTTTATTTTTTGCTCCTCTATAGCTATAGCTGCATCAAGGCCTTCCGCAACGTCTTTGTTTTTTTCAGTTGCTTTTCTTTGCTTTAGTACACCTAATGTAAAAAAAGAATTAGCGTTTACACCTTCAACACCTGGAAATTTATTTCTAATAGCAGCAGCACTTTTTACTAAGCTAGAGCTTGCTCCTTGAAATATTCTTGTTCCAAAAGCAGCTTGAATTGCTATTTCAGGAGCTTGTTGCCAAAATTCTCCTAACCCTCCATTACCATCATCAATAAACATTTTTTTAGCGCCCTCTTCAAAGCTTAAACCTTGAGCTGCATACTGATTAGATAATTCAGGTATTAATTGAGCTACCTCAGTTGCTGTTTCATTTATAGTTGCAGTAGAGTTAGATGTACCTTTTTTATTTTTAGATATTGCATACATAGCTTTAGCCCAATCTTTCATACCTTTTTTGGACATGTTTTTTGCCATGCTAGAAGCTATACCTTTATACCCCAAATATTCTAACGAAGTGGCTATCGTGCCTAATGCAATAGGAACACCAACTTCTTGTTGGTCTTCATCAATTAATTTAGTTATTCTTTCTTCTTCAGTGTCTAAATAGCTGTATTTGGTATTAGCTTTTTCAATATTAAAATCTGTTACCATTGTAGGTATCATAAGATTAGCCATTGTAGCAACCCCTGCGGCTGGTCCTCCTACAGCAGTAGCTGCCATAGTGGGTATTACAGAAGTAGCCACGCTGGTTACTGCAGTTCCCATTCCCCCTACTAAATCAACCATACTTGGACCCCCTGCTAAGCCAGTAGAGCCAGAGCCTAATATACCAGAACCCGTTGGATTCTTAGCCATCTCTTGATAGTTTTGTAAAATTGTATTATAATTTTCTTTAACTTGTTCATCTAAAAGGCTATCAGAATCTTTAGCTAATTTTTTTTGAAATTCTTTAGATTTTTCGTCTAATAAAATATTTGCACCAGAGCCTAAGCCTTGATTTAAAGCTCCTTGTTTAGCGGCAGCCTCTGCAAATTCAAAGAATAAATTTTTTGTAGAAGCCCATATATTTTCTTGTTGTTCTGGTACATTTTTAAAAACATTTTTTAAAACGTCTACAACTCCTAATCTTTTACCTGTTTCAGGATCTACTAATCTGTTTTGTTTTGGAAGCAGTTCAGTGTCTATTTTTCCTGTTTCAACGTATTTATTATAAGCTTCTTCCCCAAATCTTTTACCATATTCGGGACCTTTATCAAATTGAAATTTTATAGAATTTAAATCTTCTTTAGTATACTCTTCTCTTTTCTTTTGTAACTCTTGCTCTTTGCTGTATTTGTCAAATTCAGATTTAGTAACAGCTTTGCCATCTATACTATAAGGAGGCTCTATTGAATAACCTTCAATTATTTCAGGTTGTGATTCCAAAGAACCACTTTCCAACTGCAAATCCGTAACGGGTTTTTGCCCCACTGCAGGTGCAGCTATTTCCGCAGCGGGTTGTGGCTTTTCCACAATTTGTGAATCAATTTTTTTAATACCAAATTGATTTATATATTGATCAAGTGACATTTTTTTATCTGCAGCAGCTTGTTGAACCTGCTCTAATGTAAATTGTTGTCCGTTATATTCAAACATATTATATATTTATTATGGTAAACCTATTCTTGAATTTGGTGATTGTAATCCTTGAGCTTGAAATATAGCTCTTTTAATGTCTTCAGGCGAAGCGTTAAACGGAATTTCAATAGCAGGTGCACCAGGCACTTTAGGGTTTTGAATAACCATTGCTACCGGCGGGCCAGCCGCTAAATATCCTTCTTGTTTAACTGTATTTCCGTTTTCATCTTCAAACTCTACAGATGGAACTACTGTCCCGTCTCCAAGTTTTATTTCAGTATTACTTAATCCTAACAAAGCTAAGTCTCCTTTAAATTTTTGCATTAAACCATTAAACTTAGTTAAAGCTTCTTTAGGCGGTAAGCCTTTTAAATTAGTTAGATCGTTATTTATTGGTGTGTTCCAAAATCTAGGATCTCTATCATTAGCTAAAGCGTTTTTAGTTTGTGATCTATCGGCTCTAAGTTGTTTTTGTATATCTTTTGCATTATAATGTTGCTGATATTGATCTTCTGCAGATTGTTTGTATTTTTGAACAGCTGCCTGATTTATTCCGTATAAACTTTTAGCTTTATTTAGCCATTCTCTTTGTAAAAGTTGATCTCCAACTGTAACTATACCATCTGCTTTTTCTTGTGATGTTCTTTCATCTTCCGGTATAACTTGTGAAAACAACTTTAATGCATCTTTTTTGTCATACCCAAAATGATCTACAAGTATAGCTGCACTCTTGCGCTCTTTATTTTCAAAACCAGCGGAATTAATTAAGTCAACAAGTTGATCGTTAGCTAAATCAGCTGCGGATAAACCTTTTTCATTGTTTTTTCCATATGCTGGTTCATCAAAACTTAATATATGACCATCTGATGTTTGTTGCACTTTTAAGCCTTTGTCAATTAACTCATCAATATCATCTTTTTGTTGTAATTGATTTTTTAATTGATCAACCTGGCTCATTGCTAATTTATATTCTTCACCTAAAGCATTTACTCCAACCCATGTAGTAACCCCATTAATATTTTCAAATCGGCCTTCTGGTGATCCATTTCTTAGGTCTTCAATATTTGCTCGAACACTTGCATCTGTAAAATCAGATAAATTTCCTGATTGAAGAGCTTGCTCGTAAGTTCCTAATAATTCTTTAATTTTGCCATCAAATCCTTTTGCCGCTGTAACCTCACTTTTTAGTTTAGCCATACCCTCAGCATAAGCCCCAGCATCCTGTGTTCTTTTGCGCTCAGCCTCTAAAAAGGCAGCCTGGTCGCCAATTGAACGCCCAAGACTAGTCATTACTTCATCCATGCCTTTAACTCCTGAGGTGGGCATAAAATTAAGAGAATTAAAATTTTCAGCCATTTTATTGGCTTGATTATAATTTAATATATCTCTTCGTAGTTCTCTATCTTTTCTAGCTTCCGCTCTATCTCTTAGTAGCCTGCGTTCTTTTATAGATGAATCTATAGCATCGCCAACCATACGTTGCTCTGCGGCACCTCCAGCGGCATATTCATTTTTTTTTCTCCAAAAATCGTAATTATATCCTGACATATACTATTTTCCTTTAATTGACTCTAAAATCCCAGCAGGGCCTCCAAAAGCGCTTACAGCTGAATCCGCTAGACCCGCTATTCCACCTATTAAGTTAGACTTAGCTTGAGCTCTTGCTTCATCAGCTGCGTTTTTATCCGCAACCGCTCTGCCTGTTTGATCTCGTAATCTTTGAAAATCAAATGCTTGTGATTGTGCTTCACCTTGTCTTTCCATAAGATCTGCTTTAAATTGATAGTCAGCATTTCTAGCAGCAGCTTGGTTTGCTGCACTTGCTCCAAATTGAGCAGCTTGATTTTGCGCTTGAGTATTAGCTAATGCAAATTGATTATCTGCGCCAAACTGCGTTCTTGCAAATTGATTTTGTTGGCCAGCATTAAATTGATTCATTTGGTTTTCAGCACTAAATTGTGCTAACGCAAATTGATTAGCGGATTGAGCTCCAAACCTTGCGGCTTGATTTTGTGCCTGAGCACCAAATTGCGCAGCTTGATTTTGCGCTTGAGCTCCAAACTGAGAAGCTCTGTTTTGAGCCCCTACATTAAATTGCTGTTGACCTAAATCAAACTTAGAAGCTAAATTACCTTGAGCCAATTGCGCTCTTTGTAATTCGCTTTCACCTCTAGCCCTTAACATTTCGTTTTGTTTAACCTGTTGATCTATAGAGGCTGCAACTCCAGCTTTTGATTTTGCTGCTGCCGCTGCTAAAGCTGTTGCTCCACCAGCTCCTGTACCCGCCTGCGCTGCTAAATCTTGACTTGCTGCTAAAGATTGATCAGCTTCCCTAGCTTGCATATCTGCCGCCGCAGTTGATACTTGCAGATTAGCCATTGTATTAGTTAAACCTGTATCAGCTCCTCTTGCTAAACCCGCTATGCTGGTAGTTCTTGCATCGTAACCCTGAGCATCATATCCTTGAGCATCATAGCCTTGAGACGAACCTAATTGCGCTAGCTGAGCTTGTTGTGCTGGTGCTAATTGACTACCTTGAGCCTGAGCTGCGTTATAACCTTGAAAATCTACAGTTGGCCCTTCTATGCCAGAATATACATTTTGAAAATCAAAATTATCTTGATTAGCAATAGCTTTATCTGCCGCTACATTTGCTCGTTTTTGTTCGCGTCTTCTTTTTCTACCGCCAAAAAGTGATGCTACACCTTTTACTATGTCTCCCATTAGTATTTTAGTATTAATTCATAAGATGGAGTATCATCGCAATAATACTCCGCTTTTTTATATTTTTCTAATAATCTACCTGGTTTTGCCCATGCAAATGCATATTTGTAACCTAAGTCTTCAGCAAAATCAGTTGTAAAATCTACTAAGAGTTGCAATGCATCACTTCTGTCTGTGTCACGATAAGATCTATCACTTACTACAACAGCTGGAATTGCCATCTTACTATTTGTCATCCACAGCCACATGGCTGCAATAGGATCATCTCCTTTGCAAACCATAAAGCCTCCTAGACCCTGTCTTTTTTCTTCTTGTTCTTCACCAACTTGAAAAGCACCTGGTAAAAAGTCACGAGGGAAACCTTCAGAGCCATAGGCTTCCCACCACTTTGGTATTAAATCCCAATCGGATTCTTTTAATTTTCTTACTTGTAATTGCATATAATTTAATTAGATGAATTTACTGCTTCTGTATTTACCGCAAACAATTCTTTTTTTACGCTTGCATTTACTACAGGCAGTATTATTTTTGCAATAGCAAAAGCTCCTTTTATTCCAGAAATAAGCTCTTTGCCATCTTCTACTACAGCTCCATTTTCAACTTTATATTTTATTTGTTCTGAAACTATAGGTGAAAAATATTTACCTTCTTTTTTTTCAAAAGGAAATGTTACTAAATCTGCCATATTATCCTGCTTGAGTAATAGTTATTGTTTTAGTTACATCTGGAGATGTAAGAACTCTAGTGTTTCTATTTGTAATATTTGCTACAACTGTTCTTGAAGATCCGGTTGAATTTGCAGATGCTCCAATAAAAAACGCGGTATTTGCGTCCACAACTGCAGTTCCGTTATTATTATTAAATTCAACCCAAGTGTTTCCTTGAGTAGGTTGAACTTGTATTTCTACATTCCAATTTCCCGGAATATTAACCGAATCACCATTTTGATTTAAAGAAATAGTTGATGGTATAGATCCTAATGTAGCTGCAACAGCTCCTGATCCAGTAATTGTAGCAGTAGCAGTTGTATTTGATGTTATTACAGGCAATTGTATAGTTGCGGTTAGAACACCGTCCATTGGATTAGACCCGCCGGTACCGGTTCCTAATTGTTTTGTTATACTTGAGCCAGCAACATCATATACAACATTAAAAGAACTAAGAGAAAAAACTTCATTAGTGCCTGCTGTAAAAACTATAGTAGCTAACCTTTCTGTAGCGTTATCAAAAGGAGATATATAATAAGGATTTCCTATTGTAGTATTAGCAGGTGTATTTAAAACGCCACCGCTACTTCCTGTTAATGCAGCCCAGGTCAATGTAGGTTTTAAAGTTGCTGACCCATTTATAGTTATAGTTCCCGCAGTTGCTTGCGTAGGCACTGTAACCGGCAATGTATAAACTACATTATCCCCATTTCGAGCATTTGTAAGTGTTCCTGGATTAGTTGAAGAAGGCATACCAGAAACATTAACTGTAATATCACTAGGGTCTACGTAATAGTTTGTGAACGCAGCGGTAGAGAATACAACATTATTACTACCAGCATTGTTAAATATCTGTGACGCTGGTGTTATTGCAGAAAATGCAACTGTATCTATAGCATTTACTGTTAATAAAGCTACTGTAAACGCTAAGCCCGCACCATCTCCCGCTACATTTAATGTTTGTACTGAATTAGCACTCCCTACCGTGTGAGAAACAAAAAATACCAATTGATTATCATTAGTTATAGATTGTGGATTTGTAACAGATAACGTACTACCAGATCCGGGAGTTAAAGTTATATTATTAATATTATCAAATTTAAATTGAGAACTTAAAGGCTCAACAAATATAGCCCAAGTGATACCTTCGTTTTCTTTTGCTATGATAGTTCTTGCTCCATTAAATGTTGAATTTGGTGCGGAGCCAGAAAGCTGTAAAGTTGTATTATAACTTACTGCTAAAGTTGGTAAAGTTCCTGAATTACCTATATCTGTTTGAATATATTCTAATTCCCATCCTGCGTCGCCCTCGTAATTTATTGTATTAAACTGCTTTACTAATGATGGTGCATCATTAAATATAGGAATAACGTAAGATTCTTGAGTTCCAGAATTATAAAAATTATTATGAGTTACATTTTCACTATGATGCTGCCATAACTTACCTCCACTAAAAGTATAGAAAAAGTTATTTAAAGAAATACCGCCTTCTTGTTTAAAACTTTTAAAGCTAACCCATCCGTTTGAACGGTCATTAAATGATAATGTTAAATATCCTGCATTAGAAGTTTCTGTATTTACATCTTCATTACTATCAAAACCTTTTCCAATTATTGTTAACTCATAAGATCTTGAATATTCATCATATGATCCTATTATTTTTTCAGATTGTTTTAATGCATCTTTAAAAAAATCACTCATACCAGATTGTGATATTTCAGTAATTCCATTTTGAGAAAGTCTTAATACAGTTCCTCTATTTTTATCTGTAAAATATTTTGCAAAACCAAAGCTAGCAAAAGATTGAGGATCTTGTGATATACCAAATTCTCCAGCATAAGCTGCTACAGTTCCTAAAAATTGAGTATTACTTGTAACTGGTACAGCTCCACCTTCTGCTGAATATATAAAATTTTTATTTACAGGTGATCTTGATACTTTATCTTCTTGAAATATTACAACTTGAGTATCGTCAACAAATAATTTTTGTACAGAGCCATCTAAAGGATCTAAAGATATAGTTAAGCCTCCTTCAGACTCATTAAATTGATTTATATAGTTAATACCAGTTCTAGAGTTTAAAAGTCCACTAGAATGTATTAAAGTGTTTTTTCTTCTTTCTTGTGTAAAATTTTCCTGCACAACAAAAGCTCTAACACCCACATCAAAAAATGGTTCATTAAAGCCCGCTCTAATTCTATTTATTTCAATGTGATTGCCCGTTGTAAAAGTAAGCAATATACAATTAAAAAATTCTATATCAATTGCCGTTGCTGGAATAGTAGAAACTAAACCACCTGTTGAGGTTTCGTAAAATATATCTAGCTCAGAGCTTACGGGTTCTGTTTCAAAAACACAAAGCCCACTTGTTACTGAAGTTCCAGAATTATCAATTGTTGTTACTAGTGCATCGCCAGAGGGGTTTGCAATAGATTGTACCTTAGTTAAATTAGCATATGGCTTTGTATACACATTGCCTCCTGACAAAAACTTGGGATACACCGAAACATCACATGGCGATATAGTTGCTGAAGTACTTGGAGGTATTGCTGCTGTTTGATCTCTAGGCACTTTATTTATGCTATCACCAAATCGATTAACAGTATTAGCAGAATCTATAGTAGAAATCCAGTTATAATATTCTTGTTCACGCTGTTTTACAACTACTCTGTATGAGTAAGCCCACGAAGGTATCTGAGTTGTATCTGTAAATGTAATACGTAAAGCATTAAATGCTGTGGTATCATCTGCGTCCCCATTTCCGGGGTCTATAAAAACAGAATCTGTTCCAGAACTAGATAATATTACAGGAGATTGTCTACCAAATTTATCTGCTAAAACAATGCCAACTTGATAAGTTCTTCTTGATTTAACCGATTGATTTTGTAAAATATTATTCCTAGCTGAAGCTTCACCTGTTCTTGCAACACTAAATGCTATACTGGGTATATCAAAATTTTGTAAAAAATTACCGTAAACCAATCTACCTCCTGCAACTTCTTGCGCTTTTGCTTTAATAGGCACCGCATCATAAACTCTAGTAAGTTGATCGCCTGGTAAAGTTCTAAACGGGTCAGTTGAAGAATATGTAAAGTTTACAAAAGGTTCAGTTGTAACTTCTTGATCGTCAACAACATACAAAGTACCTGATCCAGACTCTTTATATATTAATTCAACGCTTGTAATACCATATCCAGTTGGTGTAGGTATTTGTAATTGCACTTGGTTTATTGCATTAACAAAAGTTTCTATTTCACCAAAATTTGATAATGAAGTACTTATTGTGTCAGTTTCATTTAGTCTAGAAAAAAGTATAGGACTAAATGGTGCTAAAACGCTGTACTCATTATCTTCAAATTGCCATCTATATGAAAACCTAATAAGTTTATCTTCCATAAATGTAGAAGAAATACTAGTTTCTTTTGTGGCTGAAACTAGCGTGGGCGATTCATAAGGAGAAAACTTAGCAACAGAAATTAAATTATCAATGTTTGCTGAAGATGTGTAATGTGAAGAGCTATTTCTTGCTGTTACTACATTTATTTTTCTAGGATAATTTCTATTATCTGTAAAAAATAATAAATCATCTACTATATTAACCCCTGTTATTGGATAGCTTTGATGAAAATTTAATTGAGTAGATCGTAATAAGTCATTTACCTGTTTTGTTTTTTGATCATATTCAAATATTCCATGCGACCCTGAATTTGTTTCATCATAAGAATTATTTGAAGTTACAAAAAAGTATATTTTTTCATTACCAGTATCGCTAATTTGTCCAATACATACGCCATTTGTAATAAAAGATTCAGCAACCAATTCGTTGCCTAATAAATTTTCAATAGATCCAACATCAGAACTTTCAGACTGACTAACAGTAACATTAAATCCTTCCCGGTATTCCCCAGGAGGTACTAATCTATCATCTAAATCTCGGTTCATTTTACCGACATTGAACGTTCTTTTAATTTCCGGCATAAATTTTAGTGTTTAATCCACTTTGCTTTGTTACGTAGCGTTTGAGCCATTTCTTTTGTCTTCATGTTAGACAATCTTATTTTAGCATTTCGCATTTTAGCGGATGCTTCTTTTTTATAAAGACCAGAAGCTCCGGCGGCAGATCCACGCAATTTAGCTAAATTATAAAGTATTGAAGCATATACAGCGTCTTCTGCTAATTTAGGCACGTATACATTATCGAAATTTCCATTATCTCCAATCCCGTCAGATATATAGGTAAAGGTTATAAAATTACCTTCTTTAAATGCTGCGTCAAAATATATTTTACCAGCTTCTGTGTCTAAAACAAAAGAACCATTTATATTTTGGTATTCAGGAGTTAACCCATAACGTTTTCTATAATACAAATAATCATCAGTATCAAAGTAGCCATTATAATAATCTTGAGCTTGCTGTGCGTCTAAAATTTTCGTAGTTGATTGATATTTATCAATAGTTTCAGAAGTTTCTTTAAAAACAATATTGCCTTCTTGATCATATAAATATTTATATTCGCCATCTTGGGCAACAGCTTTATTAGCTTTTGTTGTTCTGCTAGGCTGTATTGGTCGCATAACGCCGTTAGAATCCGTGTATTCAATGCTAACATAATTAACATAATCCGAAGGTAGCGAAATACTTTTAGTAGGGCTAAGTTCTATTTCTATAGATTTTTCTGAATGAAAAATGTCATAACTAAATTCTTGTACGGATCTTTGCGCCCAAAAAGCTACCTCATATCGTGGAACTTTTGATAAAACTTTACCGTCGCCTATATAAGCAACTATAAAATTGTTTATTATATCGTTTAAATTTGTTCTGCTATAATAGCCCGGTATAGCTAAACCTGTACCTCCATCTAAAGCGGAGTAATTATTTACATCTAAAGGTTTTCTTGATATTGCCATTATTGTTCAGTTGCTGCTATTTGTTGTTCTTTTCCTTGTGCAAATCCTGATACATCAGCTTGCTTTATAACTACTCCAGCATAAGTTAAAATTTTAACAACCAAATCATACTCTTCAGATGGATGTAATTCAAAATTATAAGATTTTGCAGAATTGCTATAGCTGTCTGTTGATGGATCAAACTGCGTAGAATCGTAAATAGGTTTATTAGGCACACCTGAAGCTATTTGAGCTGCGGTTGGCATAATATAACCCCATTTAGGTCTATTTGGTTTTTTTAAGTAATCTATATTAACACCTGTTGTTATTGAACTAGGATATACTTTTACTCCGTTTTCTGACAAAGTATAAACAGGTTGCGTTTCAACAGGCGCTGTTAATGGTGAAAGATTGATATATTTTATATCTTCATGAGATGTAAAATCCGCTATTTTTTCATTAACAGAAACTACACCCAGTCTATAAAAATTATTGGGGTATGCAAATATACCGTTCGCCAATGCTAAATCTGAGTTTGCATAGAATTCATTAATCTTCTCAGATGTGTTTAATATAGGATCAGCAAAATCACTAGCTAAATTTGCATTAAGCTCATAAGACGATTGCTTTCTAAAATAGCTTTCAAATATTTCATTTTGAGCTTGATTAGCTAACCTATTAAACTCTTCTGGCGTTATATATCCACGATTATCTTTATTAGTAATAACTAATACGCTATTGTAGACGTTATCTATATTTACCATTTATATTTATTTGTGTTATTAGTTGATGGTAAGTTGATTTCTCACTTACCACCAGGTAGTTATGAAAGCTTTTTAGTAATAGACTTCATTAAGTCTACACCTTCATCAGTTTTAAAATACTGCGCTAATGCAGCATATGGATGTTGCTCAAACGGTACTGTTAAAACTTTTTTGCCATTAGCAAATTTAAAAACAGTGTTATCGTCGGTTAGTTGTAAAATTCCAACTTCAACAGCTCTATTAGCTAAGTTTCTTAATTTTATATCTTCATCTTGAACAAGCTCTAAAAATAATCCGGGTTGTGATTTAGCAAATCTATAGGCATCCCTTTTTAATTCTTTAGAAGAAAGATTAGCCACCGTAGATCCTAATTCAGTTCTCATAATAGCTTCTAAGTGTTCAATATCAATTTCATTAACTAAGTTCAAAGCTTCTAGTTCCATTTCTAAAACATCAATTTCGTCTTCAGCTTCTTGTACTTCGTCAATTTCCATCCATAATTGATTTTTTTCTGGATGATATAAAGAAAGTAATTTTTGTAAATTTTGTTGTTCTTTTGGAGCATCTAAAACACCATCTAAAAATACAATATGAGCTAAAGTAGCAGACCCGTCTTGTTCATCAACAAATAAGGATCTTTGATTTGTAGCATATCTTATTTCTCTGTTTATACCACTAGCTTCATCAAAATAAAGCAATGGCTTTCTAGCTGTGTGTTTTGTTTGTATTGTCCAAGATATGGGTGCTCTATTATTTGTAAGCACGTATGTTCTATCTTTTATTTCCCAATCTTTTTCTATAGATGGAATTTTTGTTGTTTTTGTTGTCATAATTAAATAATATAAAATAAGAATACTGGGCCCCGTAGGGCCCGTATCCTATAGTTAAAAAATACTATGCTTTAAATAATACAAAATTATTTGCAGCTTGAGTAATAAGACATCTTTCAGTAAGATAGTGCATTCTCATTTCGTCAATATCTGAACTAGTTGGTCCTCCAACAGATCCTGTAATCCAAGATTTCATTTTTCTGTTGTCAGTTTCAGAAGCTCTATATCGTACGTGTAAGAATGGACGCTTAATGTTTGTGCCTAATTGTTGGTCATAAACAGTAGAGGTACCTGCAGGTACTAATACACCTTCAATGTCCCCAAAACCTCCACGAGTTGACCAGTCATTTAAATATTTCCAGTCAGTTTTGTAAAAGTCATAAGAACCTCTTCGGTATCCAGTAAATCCTAAAGTAAGTGCCATATCTTCGCTATTGTTAAATACTCCGTAAGAAGTACCACCAGCGTAGCCACCATTTTGTTGTGCAAGAATATCATCAATTTCTAATGATAGATCGCGATTTAAGAAAAGCATGTTTTCCTCAATTGCTCCTTGCTTGTCTAATTGCTTAAGAACAGCATCAAAGTCAGTAAGTGCTCCTCCACCTGCAGCTTGCGCTCCAAATCCTGAGTATACATTACCTCTTTCTTCAATTGCATCAAAGAAACCTTGAGTACCACGTGCATTTTGTGCAGCTAGGCTACCCCCGTAAGTTCCAAGAGCAATATTAGCTCCACCTGCACTTTTTTCAACACCTTCAACCATAGCCATTTCTACGTAGTCTTCCCAACGTAGTCTATTTTCGTGCTCTGATTTTAGGTACCATAAGTATCCATCAGCTCCATTTTCTGAAGTCACTTCAATCCATCCAATCTGAGCTGTGTCAGATCCGTTAATTGAATAGTGCTCTTTCATGATAATTGGAGCATTTGTAAATGTAGCATAGCTAGGATCTAGCTTTTCAGTAAAGTTTCCAGTACCTTTAGCAAATTCAGATCCGTATACCATTGCTGTTACTCTTTGTGCAGCAGTTACACCAGCGTGAGCTTTATAAGCTTTAATTTGAAAACGAGTATCTTCAACTAAAGTTACAACTCCTTTGATTACAGCAGCGGTTCCACCTACGGCAGAAGTTGCATTTGACTGTACTTGAATCATAGCTGTTTGACCAACTTTGAAATTACAGTTTCCTGTAGTAGCTGATGTTAATCCAACGCTTGTTGGCTGTGCTGGAATAGTAAAGTTTAAACGTCCACCTGCGTTGGCATCAGCTGCAATTACAGCAGCAGCTCCAACAGCTGGTAACGCAGCAGCAGTTCCTTGAGGGAGTACATTTGCGTAACGGGTGTGTAAACGTCCTTGCTCAGTCCAAATAATTTGGTCTGAAGTTGAAGGCATCTCTGCAGATACCATTCTTAAAAATGATCCGATTGAACGATTTCCGTAGCGCTCTACTTCTTTTTCGTATACATCGGGTAAAAATTGTTGTGTCCATTGATCATGTGCCGCAGCAGTGAAGTCAATGTAGTTCCCAGAATAAAGTGTTTTAGACTGGGTTGGTTGTAATGCGGCAGGTATGCCACTAGTAAAAGCCATTTTGTTTGATTTTAAGTTGTGTTATTTATTCCATTTAATGCGCAACTTATCAGATGAGTTTCCAGATACAACTCTAATTTTATCACCTTGATTGGTTTTTATTGTTGAATTATCGGCTCTTGGATCCATATTAATGTTATTTGCTTTTTTTGCAGCATCTCTTACAGCGTCGGCACGGCCTTGCTCGTAAAAGTGATTTGCAATCCTATCTGCGTTTTTAGCAGCAAATAAAGCTTTATGATACCCTGAGGCATCTGCTACAGCTCCATCATCACCTAAAAATTCATTAATAAAATTAGAAATATCTGATTGATATTGTTTAACTTTTTCCGTGTTATCTACTTTAAACCTATATTTGTTTTCTCCGACCTTAAAATCAAAACCTTTGAAATTATCATTAAAAACTTTATTTGTTTTTTCAATAAACTCTTTTTGAAGATTATTATATTCTTCTGATTGTTGCTTAGAATTGTTATAGTACTCCATTGCTTCAACGTATTCAGGAGCAACACTGTTTTGCTTTCTTAACTTAAGATCAGCATAGTATTTGTCCTTAGCACCATTAAAGTAATTTTGAGCATTATATAACTCTTCTTTAAAAGCTAATTGCTTAGCTTTAACGTCTGACGGTTCGTCCGCCTCTTCATCATATGCAAAATTTTTGTTGAATAAAAAATCAACATCATCTGCATCTAAATGAGGTTTTGTTTTTTTATAATATTCTCTTAGTAAAGTTGTGTTGTCCATAGCAGAAACATCTCTATTGAGGCTTACATAATCCTCAACAGAACCACCTGTTTCTTCCATAAACTTAACAAGCTTTTCTACATTTTCTGGTAATTCTAGCTTAGGTTCCTCTATAGCTTTTTCAGAAACTTGCGGTACAGGCTGCTCTTCAACAACCTTTTCAGGTTCGATAGCTTCTTCTTCCTGTACTAATTCAATTACCGCTTCTTCTTTTTCTTCGGTTTGCTCTTCTGTATTTTGTTCCCGTACTTGTTCGTCCACTTCCGGGCTATCTTCGGCTCCATCGCCCACAGATACGCCCTCTGTTTCTTGCTCTTGAATGGCATCTTCTTTGTTTGTTGGTGGTTTATCTAAATTTACTTTATAAACGCCGTCTTCTTGAAGACCATAAGATTCATCAACCGAACCCTCTTCAATAGCCTGTTCTAAAACAGCAGCTTCTTTTTCTTGTGTTGTTGTGGGGATATTATCCTCTACAACGTTAACTTTAACTTGTTCTTCCATAATTGTATATAATAAAATAGTTTAAATAGTTTTACCTAGGTTCGAATCTTGATAGATCAAAACCTCCTAAAACGTCATTACCTTTGGACTCGAAGGATTTTTGTGGTTTACCCGTATCAGGCGGTCCAGAAATTTTTGAAGCACTAATTTTAGCATTAGCTACTTCTTTTTGCGTGCTAGTTTGTTTATCAACTAGTTCTTTTTGAGCTTCAAGTTCAAGCTGTTTTAATTGAACATTTAAATCAAACTCATATTGCATTAGCTCTCTTTTTGTTCTAGCCTCTACTTCCATCTTTTTAATTGAAAGTTCATTTTCAGCAGTTGAAACCTGTATTTTAGATTCTGTTTTAACCTGCTCCGCTTGAGCCTTAGCTTGTTCAACAACAACCTGTGCCTGCCCCTGAGCTTCTGCTTGTGCAGTGCTAGCTGCTTGAGCTTGTGCTTGGTCAACTTGTTGTTTTTTAATTCTTCTAAATTTTAAAAGTTGATTAGCTAATTTTGTATTGTTTATTTCTCTTATATCAATAGCATCTTCTAAAAATATACTTTTTTGTGCTAGAGCAGTTTGTATATTAGCTTCTAGCATTTGTTTTTCTTCTTGGTCAGGTTCTAACTCTAAAAATATTCCAAAATCATGCATATGTAAATCTTTAAGTTCCTCTAAAGATCCTACTGTAAACCTACCTAAAGCTGTTATAAACGCTTCTTTTGAAGGATGAAATTCTAAAACATCTTTAAATCTTAAAGATATAGCTTCAGCCAAACTGGTTGTTATAAACATGCTACTGGTAAGTATATGCCTTGTAGCTGTATTACTATTTGCCGCAGCTAATTTTTGAACCCCTACTAAAGCTTTAGGATCAGGATCTGAACCGTCTCTAGCTTCATTTAAACCAGTAACATCACGCATCATTTGCATGTACTGATTATATGCACCTATTAATACTTGTATTTGGTTTCCGCCCCCGCCAGGTAATTCTTGAATAGGCACCTTGCCTGGATTCATTTCACCATCTACAGTTTGTGAACGACCAATTATAGATCCAGTTTGGAAATACATGTTTAATGCTTCTTGTGGATTATAACTTGTGCCATTACCTAAATCTATTTCAGCTAAACCATCAGCATCTAAATAAACTCCTGATGGTGTCATTCTTTGTATTGCTTGTTGTAATTTTAAATGTGTTAATTGCAACAAGTCCGCATAAGGCGTCATTTTACATACTAAAGAATCTATATTACCTTTATAAAGTCTGGGCGCACTAGCTATATAGTTCATCATTACCTTATTTGTATTAGATAATGGTCTGATCATATTAGTAGCCTTTTCCCATTTAAGTAATTCTTTTGTGCCTAATATAAAAGCGCCTTCATAAATTACTTCTCTTGCTTGTGCAACTTTTTGGAATCTAGTTCTTTTGTCTTTAGGTGGATTAAAACTATCATCTTTTTCGATAGCTTTTTCAGCACCAGTTTGTGTTTCTTTTATTTTGTATACGTTGTTTTCCCATGTTTTCCAATTAAAGTATAATACTGTAACTACATTGTTATTATCTATAATGTTGTCATCAGTATTTCCTATAGTATTGTAATCTACATAATTGGATCCTTTCTTCGTATACTCCGCCATTTTTTCGTCAGTTAGCGAAGGAAACTGCTTTTTTAATTCATTTAGCTTTATTTTTTTTACTTCACCAAAGTAATAACAATCTGAAAAATTAGGGTCTTCTGTATAAGACCAAACTAAATTTGCAGGATCTACATAATCAAGCTTAATACCGTCAGTATTGTTGAAAGAATGTTTAGCGCATCCGATTCCTATAACAGCTAAATCATAATCAATTCTGCTTTTTATTTCATCGTATTTATTTGACAGAAAAACATTGTTTATGGCTTGCTCTTGAGCAATTTCAATGCCTTGCTTATAATTAAGCTGCATAAAAAGCTCAAGCTCTTCTGTGTTTGCTGGTAAATCTTCCTCTGGAACATTTCTAGCGTTAACACCTAATTCAGCTTCTATATCAGCTAATATTTTTTTAGCAGCTAAATCTCTTTGTATATTGTTTACAAACTTTGTTCTTTTACCTGTTGATATAGGATCTTGTGCAAAAGCTTTTATACTAAAAAGCCTATCTTGCATTCCATTAACAACTATATCTACAAATTTAGGTACAATAGGTACTGGTTTCCAATCAAGATTTAAATAAGAAAGATCACCATTAATAGCAAATTCATCTTTATATTTTTTTATTGACTGCTCACCTCTAGCGTATAATCTTAGCCTATGATACTCATCACGCGTTTGATAATATCTTCCGGACCCGTTATCCTTGTTAAACCAGTCTTGCTCAATTGCTCTAGCTACAGATAAACCATAATCATTAGATTTTTTAACTGCATCTGAGACTGCTTGACTCGGAAACTGTGTTATTTGTCCTTTATTTTTTGCCATATTTACTTTATTATCTGACTTCTTAATCCTGAATTTGTATATTTAGATAATCCAAAATCAAGTTTTTTTATTTCTCTTGCGCTTGTTGGGCGATATAAATGTTTTTGACAAGCCATTATTGCAAGCCCACTACTAATAGAAGCATCGTGCGCCGTTCTTTTTGATATATCAAATCTAGCCCAGTCTTCTAATGTTCTTTGAAAATACATATTTCCATGCGATCCATCTAAATTTCCCACGTGAGATTCTATATAAGTTTCAATTGCCGCAGCATGCGCTTGCCTAATATCTTCTGAAGAGTTAGGAATTCCTCCCAACTCTAATTCTGTTTTAGATAATTTAATTTTTGTTTTATCAGGGCGGTTCATAGAAAAACCTCTATAACCTCTTCTTTTAAAATGATATAATAATCTAGGCTTATTGTTTTCTGCCAATATAGGCATTCCATAAAAAACACAAGCCATTAATACGTCTTCAAAAAATATTTCTGCGGTTTGTGGTCTTGCAATATATTCTAAAAAAAATTTACTATTTGGTACATCGCTTACCATGCTCCACGTTGTTAATCCGTGAAGAGCACCATTAGAGCCACCACCACCAACAGTACCGCTAATATCATAACTATCGCAGCCGAAGGATCCAAGGCCATCATTACCTGGGTATTTAATTCCATTTTTTGTAATTATATTATTTTGTAAAGAAATAGGTGGTATCCAAGATAAATTAAATCTTCCTGTTTTATTAGGTGACCAAATAACCTTAGTGTCCTTTATACCGTTTTTCCAAGCAAAAGATCCTCTTGTAACATAACCTTTTAAGGCCATTTCTTCGTTATGATCTATTTGTTCGTATATTTTTGTTAAGTTAAATAATGAATTTACAGTTTCATCTCGAAATGCATGCTTTTCAGATCTAGGAAATTGTCTGTAGTATTCATTAAGAGCGTCACTATCATTTTTTAAACCTTCAACCTCGTTGTTCCAATGATCGACGACTCCCCCAAAAATCTGTTCCCCATCAATTCCTTTAACCGGGTTTGATGGTGTTTCGAAGACAGGATAACCGAATTTATCAATGAATCCCTCGTATCCCCATTCCATAGGTATGAACAAAGAATATAATCCACTTGCAGTCTGGCCATTGCGATTTCGTTTTGTAACATCTGAATTATAATATAGTTTTTTAAAATTATCTCCTCCTTTTGCTATTGCATTAGAAGTTGATCCCATCATACATTTACCAACTATTTTTGCTCCGAGCCTGAGACACGTTTTCGTAACTCTCCAGTTGTTGAGTATGTTGTCCGGCCTTTCCCATTTCCCCGATTCGTCGTGGACGAGTAGTTGTAGCTTCTCCCCATCGTACGAGTTGTCCCCCGTGTTCTTCCAATCGATTGTTGTGTCGAGCCCCTTCCCAAATTCCTCCTGATTATAGGTCTCCTTAATGGCGTTCCTGGTAAGTCTTCTTGACGGTATCTTGTAGGATAACTCCGTCTTTGGTCTTTCCATACCGTCCTGTATGGGCTTGAAAAAGAATGGATAGTTGATCGATATGGGAACAATCTTATCTGTGAACATCTTCTTTGCATCTGCTCCAGTCTTAGATAATACCCCAAATCTAGAATCTTTGGATGTTGTTGCCAGGTTAACAGTCTCTGAGGATGCCATAAAGCTAAACCCAGACCTTCTGTTCTTAAGGTAGCACATGCCGTAAGATCTCTTATCTGCCTTGCAAGCCTCCCAGAAGTAATAAAAGATTCTGTTTGCTTGTCTAAAATCAGGTGATCCAACGTCAATTTTTGTCCAGTTGAGGTATATATAGTGCGATCCTGTAATGTAACAAGGCTCATTGTTGCACATGAACCAGTAACCATTAGAACGGCAATCAAACTCATTTTCAATATACTCGTAGTATTGTTCTTTAATATCATCCGCATAATTTTTAAAATCAATTAAGTTTTTTATTTTACTAAGCGATGCAGGTTTAGATATTTGCTTAAATACTTGATCTTCTTTTTTAAGGTCTTCACCATTTATTTTATTTGGAGTTTTAGGTATTCCTACCTTTAGACCTTGAATTTCATATATATCACCTAAAGTACCATCTTTACTTATAATAACGCAATCTAATTCTTCGTTATAACCGTAATTAAATTTTTTATATTTATTATTTTTCTTTATCTTTTTATCAGATAAGTGATCTGTGTGTATTTTATATAAAGTTTGTTTGTACATTATTTAACTCTATTTTCAACACCCATAAAAGCTTCTGATTTTTTATTTTCTGGTTTTTTCTGCGTTAACTCTTCAATCTTTTCAATTATCTTTAAAGAGTCTTCTATTGCAACCCACTTTGCTTGTGCTGCTGTTTTTGCTTTTTCTGGATCTAATTCTTGAAGATCTATATTTTGTTTAATAACTTTTTCAAGTTCAATTAAAGCTTTTTCCGCTGCTTCAATTACTCGCTTTCTCCTGTCCATAGTTTATTGTAACTTGATTAGATAAAATTCTATATAATTTTTTGCCTTCTATTTCAAACTCATATTCTGAGTCCGGTGTAAAACCAACCACGTCTCCAATAGACAAACCTGAGGAGCTTAATTCTTCGTTGCTATACACAAGCTCACCTTTTAATTTTTGTTCCGTTTCAGGAGCCCATACGTCTTTAATACCTATAGGGCTAACAAAGCAATATTCGTCCGGGCAATGCCACTCTCCGTTTCTTTTATAAGCAAATATTTGATCGGGCGCTACAAAGTATTCATTTTCTTTTAAAAAGCTTGCGCTATTTTTTTCTTCTCCCCTTATATCAATCCATCTTCTAAAAACATTATGATGTACAATTACAGTATCTCCCTTTTTAGGGGTTTTATAAGTTACTCCATATGCGGGTTCGTTAATTATAACACCAACCCTATTAACAAACACGTAGTCACGTTCACTAATTTCTGTGTTTAATATTAATTCATCCTGGCCAACATTTGTTTTATTGTTGTACCTTGATTCAGTAGATATAATATAATTGAATAAAGATTTCATTTAATAGTCTAAATTGTATTCTATAGAGACAGCCATGTTTGAATTAAAAAATTTCCATGGTAACACCTCTTCGTTTTTTGTTATATATATTTTGTATCCTCCGCCATCTTCAAGTATATCGCATATTTTATGTCCACCATATACTTCTTGACCAACCGAATAATGCATTGCTTCATTCTTGTAATCTTGGCCAATTGATATTTTTCTAATTAATTTCATTTTAGTAAGTCCAAATTGTTGTATCAGGTGCTCCTGGATAACCTATACCCACATGCACAAAGTTGTTTTTTCTTGATATGCCTATTCTTTTAAAGCCTACTTCTATAGCGGCTTTAACTAATTTAAATGTTGCTTCACCGCCTACACATGCAATATCCACAGCGGCTCCGTGAGCGTGTTCGCCTGGTTTTGCTTTTTTAGCTTCAATAGGATGATCTGGACTTCTATAAGTAGAGGTTAATTTAATTGGAAAACCATAAGCCTCTCTAAGATTGTCAAGCATATCTAAAAGCTTTGTATCCATTTTATTAAATTCACTAAATTCAGATTCATTAAAGTATTTCATTTTATTCCTTAATTTTTTTTATTATCATTAGTATTGTATAGCCTATTGATAGTAATAAAACTACCGTCTGTAGAGCTGTATTTATTTCCGGGATAATTGAAAATATCATCGCTCCTACGTTTATTCCAAAGATTTTTAAATCTTGCATTATTGTTTGTGTTTATTATTTCCAAATACTTTTTCCACGCCGCGAGATCCGAAATATCCTCCAATCACGATAGTTAAAAGTCCTGTTATTGAATCTAATGGATAACCCATGTACCACCCAGCTATATAACTAACTGTTAAAAATACTAATACAAGAGGGCGAACATTAGAAGCAAGCCATGAACCTGATCTAGCGTCTGCCACCCATCTTCTAGTTGTACCGTCTATTTCGGCACGTTCCATTTTTAATTTTTCAAGAGCTATTTCTTTATCAGCATCGCTCATATCAGAACCACCTATTATAGCTTGTATAACGGATCCAACAGGTGTATCACCAGCGATGGCTCCAACTACATTTGGTATTTTATCTAATAAAAATTTACCAACGCCGGTATCTTTAAATTTTTTCTTTTCCATTATTTAAAAGCCATATAAATCCAAGATGTGCTACTTTCATTAAATGCACCTCCTGTAAATTCAAATCCTGTTGAAGTTAGTGTCACCCTTGTGTCGGATGCTTCTGCATTACTTAAATCAGCTAATAATTGCTTCCCTACTCTTTGTGTATCAAAAATAACCCAATTTGAAACAGCACCTATATATCTTTTTACCATTAAAAAGCGTGGGGCAAATCCTAAAGACTGTGCATTTCCTGCTGCACCAGTTCCTGTATAACTCCCTATCTT